ATTGCGCACGTACCAGTGCTTCTTTTGCTTGTAGATCCGGATGTATACCTTTCAGTCCCTTCTCGGCTGCGGCTTTATATTTATCCATTATGTTTCCTTTTTAAGTTCTTTTCTTACCTGACGCTGTTGTAGACCATTTTACTTTCTTAGGTCCAGTCTTCTTAGCTGCTTCCTTTTTAGTTATCTTTGAAGCTACGCTCTTTGGGCGGCAGGCTGGGTATGCACGTTTAGGTTTTCCCTTTGCACTCTTACGACCACAGGGCTTTCCAGTTTTTACATCTACCCACTCTTCCCCAAACCACTTACCTAAACCACCTTTCTTCATGACTTAGATACTCTGTTGTCTGGGCCACTCCAACCACCACCACGTTTCTTGTACTCCTTAGAAGCCCAAGCATTTGCGTATGCGGATGGATATACTTTAAATTTCTTCTTTGCTGCAGATTTAACTCTGGACCAAAGGGCTGAGTTATTTGGTTTAGGTGATTTTGCTGCCATTACCATTTCACCTTGTCGGCCCAATACGCAGCAGACATCTTACCTTTTGATATGTTCCTACCATGACGAGCTTTAAAGCTGGCACGTTTAGCTTTCATCTTATCAGACTCTCCCGCTTTAGGTGAACCCGCTGTGGATGCACCCTGTTCTCCAAACCGTATAGTCTTAATTGTTTCACCTTCTTTGGCAACAACAACATGTGATTTGGTTGCATGTGATGGGGTACGCTTAGGTTTATTATAACCTGATACACCCGCATTGGTTAATCTTGAATCTTTCTTCTTTGGCATACTACCTCCTTACAATGGGTTATCCACAAGTGAATCATAGGCTTTCCAGATATCATCAACCTCTGTCTTTAAGGTGTTTATAGAATCATCTAACCCATCAGTTATTGTAGTACTCTTTTCAACTTGAGATCTTAGATCCAGCAAGACTTTCTGCTGCTCTAGGATGTTTTTCATCTGCGTACTAATTGTTGACAGTCTTGTGTTAAGACCCCTAACATCATTGTCTTGAACTGCTTGTTCCAATGCTTGTAAACGAGATCCTAATTTTCCAGCCTTCTCATCAAATGCTCCTGACTTAGAGACTACAGTTCTAATACCTGACTCTACTGCATAGAACCTTTGAAGTGTATCATAGCCATAGTATATGCCACCTGATAGTGAACCTAGTAGTGGTAGGGCGGCAGCTAAGTACCAACCCTTGAATGTGAAACCACCAACCTTTAACTCTGTATCTTCCATATTACATTTCCTTTATAGGAGTGCCATTCTGTTGTATGTAAGTATTGGCCCCATAGATAGCAGTTGCATCCTTCATGTCATTGGTCAGATACCCTGTCCAACCTGTACCGGCCCCAGACCACGTAATCACAAACTCATCAACGGCTTGCGTGTATGTCACTGCTGTGTACTGTCCTGCGACTAGGTTGTTTGTTGCTGTGTATGCGTCAATGCTTTTAGTCAATTCGCTGTTGTTAGCAGCCGCCATGAAGGCACCCGCTTGTTGAGCGTACGCTTCTACGTTAGTTACTGCTGTATTATATGTTGCTACCTCTGCAGCACTAATAGTGTACTTATCGGTTTTCAACATACCTTGTAGTGCAACCTGTTCAGGCTTTGTGTCAGCATCCGCTGCTATAGAGGAGACAGATGTTGCAGTAGCCAATAGACCAGTAGCTGTGGTTAGCAGGTCAACAGCCAATGTAAGTTGGTTCATTGATGCTGTGTGCTCTTGTGTGAATAACTGCTTAGCATTAGTAGCAGTAGCATAATCATGGGCTACCACTTTATCCAAGGACACTTTATAGGCTGCATACTGAGCAGCTGTAATCTTACCTCCATCAAGTGCATTGTCAATGACAACACGCCCCACTTTAGCGTAGCCAACAGCACCATTAGTTAGTTGACCAGATGCAAGTAACCTATTATTAATTAGGTCTATCGTTCCTTTCAGTTCTGTAATTTTCTGTTGTCCCGTCTGACTGTACGCTTCCGCTCCTAGTACTCCTGAACCGCTCACTAACAGAGCGAGAGTCCCCGCTGCTATTAGTGTCTTTTGCTTCAATGATCTCATCTGTTATATCCTCTCCAATTCTTAACAAGCTGTCCCAAAAACTTTTATTATTCTCATACCCTACTATAAAATCAACAGGGCTATCTCTATATTTATCTATCGCTTTCTTACCCATTAACAGTTTACCTGTAACAACATCTAAGATGGGGCATGGGGTAGACGCGAGTATCATAGCCTTAAAGACTTTAGGGCTGTCACAAAGAACACTAATTGCTGAGACTTGTAAGCCTAACCCACCTATTTGTTGGGGTGTTCCTAGCAGCCTTGCATCTTTTCTCCGATTACAGCTTGGATCTTGAGCCATTCCGCCACTAGATAGACCTATAATACTTAGCTGTATACCTACAGATGTGGGTATTAAACAGCTATCATTACCACCAGCACCCATAACTGTTGGTGCTATTGATGACATAACTGGGGCAGGACTCCCTGCTCCTGTACCATTGTAGTTATTAGTTGCTGTAGAACTAGCATTGTTACTATCTATTGTGGAGTCTTGATAGTTATTACTAAAGTCTCCGGTAACATCATTCGCGTAGACAATCGATGTCCAATAGATTATTAAGATCGGGATCCATACACATAAGTGTAAGAGCAGCCTTCTCCTTTCCGATAATTGATAATGTTTGTGCATCCAAATTCCTCTGACATTTAGGTTGCCCATCTGGACAGACCGAGGGGTATTCAATAACAACGGTGGTGCAACTGCAGAGGAAAACTGTTAATATAAACCTAATCACCATTTGCCATTTTCTCTACAGATTTACGAATAGACTTAATGTTTTCATCTATCCTAGCAGAGATCAGGGCTTGGTTGTGGACAAGAGTTTCTAAATTCTTTATTCTGATCTCATGCCTCACTATATCTCTCGTGTTGTTTTGTACACTATTATCTAGAGATGATACGTACCAGACCAAAGCAATTGTCTGCAATACCACACCAATAAGAAAAGACATCTGAGTAGCCTTAGTACTCAGTAAATCCCGATTGTCTGATGAACTCATTTAGTAAACCCCGCACCAAAATACAGACCAACAATTGCTGATACTATATGCGTATCTAACGGAGTAATCACAAATCCAGTAGCTGACTGCCACTGCACTGTTCCATCACCACCAAATATCCAATTAATTATACCACCGTGAACTTCGGTATAACCTACTATAACATTAACTTCTGGGTAAAAGACTGCTACCGCTTTCGGTAACACGATGATGGAGAAGACAGCAGCAAGAGCTATGAGCCTTCTTGTCCACGCAAAGTGAACATCTTTCTGCCCATGCTCCCTCGTCTGCTGCATGCCACCAATCATCATCTTTTGTTGTTCAGCTTTATTCTTTGTACTTTGACCCCACATGGACATGACACCGCCAAGTACGGTGGAGAAAAGCATTGTAATAAGTTCTAAAGGTAATCCAAACATTTCTCCACCTCCTGTGGTTTATACTTCACCTGCAATCATTTTTCTTGCAAGGGCTGTTATCTGATTAAAGTCAGGCCGTTGTGGGGATTCAAGACCCTCTTTACGAGCTTTTATGTCAATCTCTGCCCACTGTTGGAAGTGCTTATCAATAGAGATAGCCAACTGTTTAGTGTTGTCATCCACAGTGTTTTTAGATTGTGCATTAGTAAATACTACATTGGCTTCTGCCAGTGATGTATCTGCTTCTAACTTACGCTGATTAATCTCACCATCTTTCTGAGCTTTTTCAGATTGCTGTGTAACAGTTTCAACTGCTTTTTGTTTAAACTCATCTGTTGTATAGTCTTCAAGATAATCATGACTATCAATACCCATAGACTCAATTATTTTTGTAGCTAACACAGCAGGGGCTTCCGGTCTGATTACAACACCTTGACCCTGACTGTTGAGAGATGGGAGTACTTTACTACCAACCATCTCTAACTTCTTAATCGTGTTTGCGTTTGAGTTCTCACCAATATCTAGAAACACTTCAACATCCATACGTGATGGCAAGTTCATAATGTTGATATCAGAAAACACACCTTGGTAACTAAACTTAGATTGAGTCTTCAAGGATTTACGCATTGTCTTATAGACACCTACACACAGACGTTTCATACCTGTCTCTGCAAACCTACGAGCAATATGCTGAATACGTTTCTGAGATGCAGACTGAACTGCAGCTACTTTTGATTCACTATTACCAGACACATACAAGGAATCATTGAGACCTTGCGCAGCCTTAGACATACCCGTTGCTTGTTCCTTGATTGTTTGCAAGTGTGAAAGCAATGGGACAGTACCTGAACTGATTGCCTCTGGGGGCATTGCAGCTACAGCACCATTAGGGTTACCGTTAGTTGGGATGATTTGTTTTGGTCTCATGTTTTGGAGAGCAGAGAAATCAACAACGTTTGGATCGGCAAGCTTTGGTGAGTAGTTTGTAAGGTATGTATTCTCAACAAACCCACGAAGGATTGCTGTGGCAGCGAGTGTGGACGATCTTGTGAAGTCAGCTATAGACAAACCATAAAACTCATATGGGATATCAATAGGTGATAGACAAGCTATTGGTATCATATCTACATCACTTTCATACAGTATTGTATCACCGACTGTTATGAAATGTTTAAGTTCAGCAACCCCGTCACCATCACGGTCAACGTTGATCCAGCACTCTGTAATAGTAACTTCCCGATTAGCTTCAAGTGCAGTGATGTCATCATTCATCCTACCTTGTATAGTACTCTGACCTGTCACTAGCTTACGAGCTGCGATATCTTCAGAGTAACTACCACCACCATCCCAAGAGGTGTAATCATCTAGATCATTCCATTCATCTTCATTAATACTATCTGCAACATCAGGCCACATCTTACGGATCTCTGAGCGAGTTAGTATTGTTTGGATACCTACGAAACTAGCATCATCAATTGATTTAGAATCACGAGAGATCCTGAAAGATTCTGGTGGAATGTTTTCAATCTTAACACGAGAGTTATCATTCTTACGGCGAATACGTACATCCACATAAACCAACTCAGCATCCTGCTGTCCGGTCTCCATGTTCAACTCACCTAATTCATTTTCATAATTTAGGTCACCAATGATCTCAACTCCTTCTTCAGCGAGGAGGACATCCAACTGGCCTTGAGAGATCTTTTCGTATTCTTCAAACTCGTAGTCGTAACCTTCTACATAGTCCCACCGAACGATACCATTCTTCCACAGTAATGCACTTTTTATCCAAGTTTGGATAATTTCCCAGCCATTATTCTGCTTAAAGATAGCATAGTTTGTAATCATAGAGGCATCCTTAGCACTCTTAAAAGAGCCAGGAGAGTTGTCATATGGTACAAATCTAGCCAATCTTCCGTTGTTTAGGAACAGATCAGACAGGATTGCAGTGTATGCTTCTACAGTTTCTGTAGTAGATGTGTCAACAATACTAGATACACCCTGCGGTGCTAGGTGATCTGCAGCAATACCTGCAAATTCATATGTGGATCGTTGACGTTCCTTTGTCATGTCAGAGGAGTTTAACCATTCCCCTGTAGAGTTCATAACACCAGACTCAATTAAATTGATCAGGCTGTCATCAGACACTTTCTCTTTATACTTATTACCAGACATCATAATGAACCCCTCCCTGTAAGAATCTTCTTGGTATTAGCTAACTCTGCGTAGTCGTAGTCTTTACTACCAGCTTTGATAACAGCTTTCTTCTTACTAGGTTTAGGTTCTTTCTTTGGTTCAACTTGTGTTTCATTAAAGCGCATAGTTCCCTCCGTGGGTCTAACTAACTAACTTGGGACTATGCCCGATTATTATAATTTACAATAGAGACCCACCTCTTATATGGGAGGGGGCCTCTATTTGACGCCTGCCCAGTGTTCAGCTGTAGTTGGTTGATACCCAAACTACACGGTAGCGAAATTCCATCTGCAAAACAACGTAAAGACCTGAGGTCATGAGACCTCTGGCGTAGCACTTTGCGTTAGTGCCAGACGATTACTTTAGCACTCGCACTTAGTGCAAGGGCATTCACGATTCATTACTGCGCATAGTATGCGTTTCAAATACCTTTTCATGTTGCCACCTTCTTTGCAGCGGGGGATAAATCCTTCTTGTGAAATAGAAATTTACTACTCGCCGTGTGCTTAGCACCAGACATCATCTTACCCTTAGCATCTTTATGCGTTGGTCCTTTGCACTCTTTACCATTTTTATAGTAGTGCTTCATTCCTGCAGCCATTTTAACCTCCTAAATTAGTTGGTGGTTTACCTGCCGCGACCACCAGCGCGTTATGAGGACAATGCAGGAATACTTATTCTCTATAAGGAACTTAGAGAATCTTATGCATATCCATAGTATACTTCAAGAAATTCATCTTCATGGTTAAGGTAGACCATATCATGTGGGATACGACCTTGAACCCAATAATCTAACACCGCACTATAAAAAGCTTCTTCTAAATCCATTGAGTATTGTCCGGTTCCCAATCTGAGATCCTCTCCTTCCATGAAACATTCCTTGTGTTTAGACGATCCCAATGTGTACGTAATACTTCAGCACATATAGCTAGAGCAATGACAGTATCGTCACAGCAGCCAGGAGCTGCCTCAGTCTTACCACTAGCTGTAGATATGTAGTCTTTAAGTTCCCTGATTACAATAGGTGAAGGTATCATTATATCTTCATTATCAATCAGGTTCTTTAGGTTACCTATGATTACAGGTTTAGATGCAGAGGTTGTTCTAAACCCTAGCCTTAGCCCTTCTTCATTAGACACATTAGCCATCTTTGTTTGTTTGTATAGGTTAAGATAACCCATCTGTTCTAGTTTCTGCAGTGTAGCAATACCCATAGAGTTGGATTCAACTGCTAAGAAAGCATTGTTATAGTATCTACCTAAGTAGAATAACAACTCACCCCACATACTTGGGTCAATGCGGTTGTTACGATACACTGCTACAATTTCATATTTATTATTCATAACGATAGCAGCACTATAGTCTTGACCTACCCCCAAAGAGACATCAGCCCCAATGACATATGGCTCCTCCCACTTAGGGTAGTCATAGATAGACAAGTTACCTTCCCTATTATCATCAAACATCTTACTCGCTGGATCCCAATCACTACGCTTCTGCT